GGAATCGAACCGCCGACACGAGGATTTTCAACTACCACCGCGAGAAGGTCAGCCAGCATGTAGCCTGGCTCTATGTGATGTCGGCGAAAGACCGAGTGTCTGTCGCCCAGTGTCTGTCAGTTTTCAACAGCGGTTGTTTATAAGTGATGTGGTGGCATGTTGTCAACGCGCATTATTGGCCGAGTGTAGCGTTTTGCTCTATTTTTGAGCATTGCCTTCTTTATCGTCTTCCGGTTCACGCGATGGCTCAAAGTACGCGCCGAGCTTCGCGGCTTCTTCCTCGAAGTAGGCCCCGGCCAGATGCACATAAAGTTCAGTGGTCTGGCTGCTCACGTGGCCCATCATCCCCTGGACGCCTTTAAGGCTTGCACCCGCCATGATGGCGTTGGTGCCGAAACTGTGGCGCATCAAGTGGTGGTACAGGCGCTGATCGATCCCGGCTTTAATGGCGGCCCTAATGATCGCCTTCCTTATGGAGTCGTAGGGCTTCTCTATTCCTTTGATCGGATCTGACGTCTTTGGGTTCGGGAACAGGTAGCCGTTCTTCTTGTGCTCGAGCGCGGCGGACAGCTCCTGGTGCAGTCGGGCGGAAGCAATGACCATGACGCGCTCTTTGTCACCCTTCCCTCGCACGATGATGATGCGCCGGCGGAGGTCCACCTGCTCCGCACGGAGCTGCAGCGCCTCGGATCGGCGCAGGCCCGCGTCGGTCATGCATAGAAGGATGCCGCGGTACTTTGGCTCTATGGCGTTGACCAGGGCGGTTACGTCATCGCGGTGCAGGGGACGGATGGCTTCGCGCCTGGTCGTTTGCTTCGCGGTGAAGTTCCTGATCCTGATCGGCTGTTCGAGATAGCCGTGGTCGTTGCACCAGCGCAGGAAGCTTGAAAAATAGCTCAGCTCCTTGGCGATCGTCCGCCTGCTGATTTTTGGTGCGGCTTCCGCACGCGCCTGGTGATCCTCTTCCTTCTCCCCTTTCCTCTTCTTCACGGTCACCGGCGTGTCCAGGCGGTGGCCTTTGTACTGTTCAAACACGATTGGAGCGGCGAGTTCGGAAAGGTGCATGTTGCCGAAGTGGCGCATTAGCGGGACCAGACAGCTGTCCAGATCGCGGACCGTGTTGTGCAGATGATCGTTCCTGTATGACACCTTCCACTCCGGGACCAGCTCCACCACCTTCGGATCCAGCCCGACTGGAGCGTGTCGCTCCTTCCTAGCGAGGCGCACCATTTCCATCCAGTACGAAAGGGCCTCAGCTTCGGTGCCCTCAAAGTGGCGTTGAGGATGAGGACCACTCCTGCCATTCGGGCGCCAGTCGACCACGTAGCATTCTTGATCTGGGTGTTTTTTACAGCGGATGACTGCCATGGGCTAGCGCTTTTTATCCGAACTTAATTTATATTTTTTCCCTTCTTCAAGTCCGGTGTTATATAAAGCCATAAGATCTAAGCGGAATTTAGAATTGTCTTTAGCTGTATTAGCTACTAAGTCCATTGCATATTCGTGTGCTCTGTTTTCCCCCATCCCAGCTGAAACCCCAAACCAATGCAAAGCAGATATAATTTGATCTATTTTTTCTTCATCAGTGTTTAGTACATCTGCAATTAAAAATGTTTGTGCAATCCAAAATGGTGCTTGAGCGCTACCGTCATTCATCGCGCGTACTAGAGCAACCTTGCCATTCACACTTTTATAAAAACCTGCATAACCTGTATTTATGTAGTATGCAATTAAAGCAAAAGAATCAGTATCACCCTTAAAAGCATTCTCTATAAATGCTTCTATGTTTTTGTCTGGATGCGGAGAAACTATTAGATATGGTTTTATGAACGATTTATACGCTGATGCTTGGTGTTCTATTGCGAGGGCGTTTATTCCAATATTGAACCGCTCTTTATCTTCTGCACAATATGAAACATTTTGCGCAAAGATAATCATTATTGTTGATAGTAGGACCGTCCATATAGTGAGTATCTTGTAATTTGAGAGACTGCGTAAAGATATTGTCAATATTGATTTCATATGTGGCCTTCTGTTACCTTTAGCGGAAAGGAATCCCGCCGAATAACTAAAAAGTGAGCCTATATTTAACCCGCCTTCCGATCTTCTCTTTGTTTTAAAAGTTCTCTTAAGAGTTTTTCTTTCTCAACACCAAGGCGAACACCCTTCTTTGCTTCTCTGTCCATTGATTCCATCATCGTAATCACAGCTTGAATCTCCGGATCGGGATGCTGTGCTCCGTGCATCGTGCGTTCTTCCGCCACGATGATCCCCCTGGACTCTTCCCCAGTAAGAACCCAATTCAGATCTAGTCCCTCACGTTCACAAAAACTGACCAGCTCTTTCATTGGGATAGCTTGGCGACGTTTCCGCTCGGTGAAGGCTGACTTAGCAAAGCCCAGCAAAGACGCGAGTTCGTGCTCGTACCTCAAGTGCTTGGCTTCCATCAGGCGCATGATGATATCCGCAAAAACATATTTCGTGTTTTTTTCAGATTGACAATCCATAAAATATGAATTACCTTTGTTCATAATATGTGTGCGTAACGCACAGAAGGTTAACACAGGGCAAAGGGGGTTGTCATGCCTAAAACTCGCCAGCGTGATGAAAAGTTCCGCATGGTTATGGTTCGTGTCCCGCTCGACAGGGCGGGCGAACTCGAAACCGCGGCCAAGGAGATCGGCTTGAAGCCGGCGCCTTTCGTCCTGGTCGAACTGCTCAAGGTGCTGAACACCCGCAAGGGGAATATACCGGGCGATCCTCAGGCCGTCACAGCCATTTCTTAGGACGTTTCAAGGAGGGGACCATGAACAAGGAAAGAAGTCTGAAGGATTTTGAGGAGGTTTTGCAGGAGGTCGTGGCCACCTACAAACCCAACCCCTATTCCAACGAGAGGCTTGAGTCGAGGATGGAAGTAATCCACAAGCTGCTCCTCGTCCAAAAGACTGTTTGCTGCTTTATGCTCATGGACAAGGACTTTCAGGCTGCGTTCGATGGCGCTTGGGACAAGGCCATGGCACTTGGCAAGTCCCCTGAGGAGCTGGAATATTCGAAGGTGGCGGCATGAACGTCACCCCGGTCAACATCGAACTGGTGCGCGAGCTGCCCGACAAACGGGCGGCTCTTCGCGCTTGCGTCCTTTATTCCGGCAAGGCCCTCAAAGAGGTTGCCTTCGAGATCGGCGTGAAAGATCCTGGCCACCTGTCGAAGATGCTCAACGCCCACGAGGATCCCCGCCACTTCCCCCCTGAAAAAGAAAACATTTTGATGGATGTCTGCGGTAACGAGATCCCGTTGCTGTGGGCGCTCATTGCTCGCGGCTATCCGCCGCCTGCCCACCTGGAACAACTGCAGGCCGAGAACGCACAGCTGCGCGAGAAGTGCGCGCGACTTCAGGGCGAACTGGAGCGGATGCGCCAGGACCAGCGCCAGACCTTCAACATTTTCAAGAACCTCGAGGTCAGATGATGACGCTGGAGGAACGCCTCATAGCGATGGAGCAGCGCCTCAATGCCCTGGAGCAGGAAAACAGGGAATTGAAGGCGGCGGCAGCTCCGCGCCCTACGCGTTCCGGGCCGCGCCCTGTTCCGCCGATGGACAAGCCGGTGACGAAAGACCCGGAGAAGATCCGGGAGCTGATCGAGCGCGAACTCACCCCGCACCAGAGGATGAAGATCAAGGAACTTGCCATAGACACCATGCGTTACGGGTACGACCAGGCGATGGTCATGCACGGGCGTTCATTGCCGAAGCGCGGCCGTCGGGCTGCGCACTGAGGAGGGGACATGCTTTTGCCTTTGGTTCTGTTTGTCGCAATAGGAGCGTGCACGGGGGGATCAGTGGCCCTGTGCGTAGTCGGGCATTTTGACGCCGCATGGTACCTGATCGTGACGGCCGTGCTGCTCGTTGGGATGATGTTGAACGAACTTGGCAACGATGTCAGGGGGGAGCGGGCATGAGCGTGTGGGCCGCTTTTTTTAGTGGGGTCTCCATCGGTATCGTGATTGGGGTCATCTTGGTGGGGGTGCCGGTCCTGCGCGCCCTGGGGCGCACAAGGGGGACCGACGAATGAGAAGACGACAGTGCATGGCCTGTGGCGCCTTGATCTTCCGTGCTGAGGGTGAGGAGCCCACTCCGTTCACCAGGCGCAGAACGTGCCGCACCGCTGCATGCAGAAAGCTGATCCGTTCCAAGGGGCCGTTGTTCCCGAAGTGGCGCGAAGAAGCCGAAGCTGCGCCCTCGTCGCAGCTTGCCCCCGTCAAAGCGATTCCCGAGGCGACACTGGTCGCGCTTAGAATCCCCGCGTGGCTCACGACGCCTGTGGAAAACTCTGTGGAAAACCCTGTAAACAACTGATTTATTTCCGTGCCTAAATCTTTGTACATAGATTAGAAGCCCATAGACAAACATCCAACTAGGCGGGGTCACAAACCACCCCGCCGCCTAGTTGATAACTTCGAAAAGGTGCATGTCGGCTAAAGGCCAAAGTCGCGCCGGGCAAGCCCGTCACGCCTTCGGCAAGCCTCCATGAATTTAACGGCCGTCCACCTGGATGAGCCTGCAACTGAATCCGCAACCAGCAACTGTTTCCTGCGATGCACTGACGGCTAAAGGCGGCTGCTGAAGGGGCAGCCCCCATGCCAACTTCGCAGTGAAGAGGGAGATTTTTTTTTAATGGCAACACTTGAGTACAAACCGAACGCCACAAGCCTGGCCATCATGCAGCTGGTTCATGGGTATTTCACCAAGACGAAGAAATCTTGGACGCTGATGGACCAGGCGTGGATTCTTGACAAGCTCTACAAGTGGCACAAGATCAAGATAGCCCGCTCCACCCTCTGCTACAACCTCAGGATTCTGCGCCAGAAGGGTCTGCTCAGCACAGTAACCCGCCACCAGCGTGATCCGAAGACCAGGGAATTCGTCTGCCGTGTCACACTCTACAAGATGACCAGCAAGCTGAAGCGTTTCTTCAACAAGATCGCGGCCTACTATTCGCGGTGCGGTTGGGTTCCAAGCATGCGCCAGTTGAAGTCTGGCGTGCTCCCTGTACTCGGCGCCGCCACCACGAGGGAATCCGCGCTCCGCGAGTACCTGTTGCTCAAGCGTGAGATGAAAAGGAAGGAGGCCGGATGAAAGCGGAGGAAGCCATCGCCGGATTTCAGGAACTTTCTCGCAAGTTCCGGCAGGGATACAAGTGGGGCGAGCTCGAGGGGATCTGGCCCGAGTTGCTGCAGTGTTCCCCCCAGGCGATGGTGCGCGCGGTAGGCATCATGATCAAGAACTGCCACCGCCGACCGGAACCAGCGTATGTCCTCGAGAAGGTGCTCTGGTGGAACATGAACCTGCAGCCCCAGGTGTCATACGAGGAGCGGAAGGTCTCGGCCCGGCGCGATCCGGATGAAGAAGCGCGTGAGGCGCTGTCGCTCATGAAGTCACATCTACATGGCGACATCGACTACAAGACCGCCGCCGCCCGCCTCTTTGCCATGTCGGAGCGCTACGGCAAGCCTGGGTACGCGATGCAGGCGAAAGACCTCTTGGCAGCAAACGGCAACTAAATTTTTTTGCCCGGAAAAGGGGCGATTGTCCCTGTCAATTTTTTGGAAAAAACTTTTGTAAGTGGCAGTCAGACAAGCCGTCTACCTATAAAAAAATATTATGGGTAGTTGGGCAAAACAGGGGGTGAGGATCATGTGCATGAAGAAGCCGCTGGGGCCGAATGATGAGAACAGGGAGCTTACGGGGTGTGGTTGCTGTGGCTCGGATGAGGGGTGGATAGCCTGTGACGAGGCGTTGCCAGATTTCGACACGACGGTGATGACCTTTGCGCCTGGTAGTTCTGAACCGATCTGGCCTGCCTATCACGATGGTGAGCAGTGGATGGATCTTAACGGTGCGCCTATCAATGACGCTGTGATTACTCACTGGATGGACTTCCCGGAGCCGCCGGAGGTGAGACTATGAGTCGCAAGACTGCAAAGGTGCAGCCCGCTGAGCGGGTGAAAGGATTTACCGTAGAGGTTGACGGCAAGCTGTACGGGCCATTTCCCGAGAAAGAGAAGCGCCAGTTTATTCACCTTATACACAAGAAAGGTGTGAATATCACACCTGTTTGGCTGGACAAGGCTTCTCTCTCTCTCTCTCTCAAAAGCCTAAAAGACGTAAGCAAGAGCATCCTTCGCTTCTTGACGGCGTGGAATTTGAGGCCGTTGGTAGGGTGAAATATCAAGGGTTCTAGGGGTGGGGATTATGAGCAAGCTCAAGGCCTACACAGTCCATGATGGCGAACAAGGGGAGAATGCCTGCCTGGTCTTTGCAGAGAACAATGCCCAAGCACGGCAGAAAGGGCATGGCTTTAACGATCTTGGCTGCGACTACGGGTACTTTTCGATGCGTGCTCATCGTTCTCCTGAGGCCGACCATTTGTTGATCCCCGACAAGACGGAACCGTACATAGAATTCCGTGGTGATATCCTGCGGGGCCTCGGGTGGACGTGGGAAGATGATAGTCATAGAGATTACTAGCACCCCCCGCCCCTCTCTCCCTCGCGCGCGCGTTAGGGGGGAGGGGTGGTGGGGAAGGACGTGTTGGAAAACCTTTGGCCGCTGGCGCGGCTGGATCGAATGAAATGCAGTTCCTTGGAGGGGATGGATGAAAAGAAGAACGTACAGCGGACCCTACCGTGTCGACCCGCAGCCGGGCCTCGACTTCGACGGTGAGCTGATCGTGGACCTATTCGCCGGTGGGGGCGGTGCCTCCACCGGGATTGAATGGGCGCTTGGACGGTCACCCGATATTGCCGTCAACCACAACAAGAAAGCCGTGCTGATGCACCAGATCAACCACCCACATACCCGGCACTACTGCGAGAGCGTCTTTGACGTGGTGCCGCAGGAAGTGTGTGGTGGCCGTGCCGTCGGTTATCTCTGGATGTCGCCTGATTGCACCCACTTCTCCAAAGCCAAGGGTAGTAAGCCGGTCTCCAAGCGCGTGCGCGGCCTCGCATGGGTCGGCAAGCGTTGGGCGGCTACCGTGCGCCCCAGGGTGATCTTCCTCGAGAACGTGGAGGAGTTCCAGACTTGGGGCCCGCTGGTCCGCATCAACGGCGAAATGCATCCCTGCCGTCGGCGTGCCGGTCGCACATTCCGCAACTTTGTTCGCGAGCTGCAGCGCCTTGGGTATCAGGTGGAATGGAGAACGATGCGCGCCTGCGACTACGGCGCGCCCACGATACGCAAGCGCCTATTCCTTGTGGCCCGCTGCGACGGTGAGGCAATCGTCTGGCCGGAACCGACGCACGGGGATCCGGCGACCGAGGCCGTGAAGGCCGGCCGTCTCCTCCCGTGGGGGACCGCCGCCGAGTGCATCGACTGGAGCATACCATGCCCATCGATCTTCACTCGCAAGCGCCCCTTGGCCAACAACACGCTGCGCCGGATCGCCCGCGGCATCCAACGGTATGTCATTGATAACCCGGAGCCCTTCATTGTCCCGATGACGCACAAAGGCAAGCGATCAAACCACATGATCCGCGAGCCGTTCAAGACTGTGACGGCAGCTCATCGCGGGGAGCTGGCACTCGTGGCCCCCTCATTGACCGAGCACGCCAACGGCAGCAACCAGCGTACCTTTCCGCTTAATCAGCCTCTGCGTACCCAATGTGCCCAAGTGAAAGGCGGGCACTTCGCTCTGCAGGCTGCCATGCTCCTTAAGCACTACGGCGGCGTGGTTGGCCACGGCATTGATCAGCCGACCGGGACTGTCACCACGGCAGATCATCACGCTATCGGTGCGGCACATTTGGTTCGTCACTTTGGGGAAAGCGTGGGTTCTTCACCGACCGAACCGGTAGGAACCATCACGGCGGGGGGGATGGGGAAAACGGCGCTAAGCACTGCCACCCTCGTCCGCAACTTCGGCAAGAGTGCCGCCGCTGACATTCTGGCCCCGCACCCGACGATCTTGAACAAGCAGAAGGACAGCCTTGTTGCTTCCAACCTTGTCAAGCTCAAAGGCACCTGTCGGGACGGGCAAAAGGTAACTGACCCGATGCCCACACTCTGTGCCGGTGGCACCCATGTTGCGGAGGTCCGCGCTTTCCTCCTGAAGTACTACGGTGCCGACCAGGACCCGCGCATGGAGGAGCCGCTTCACACGGTCACCACTAAGCACCGCTTTGGCCTAGTCACCGTCAACGGAGTCCTCCATCAGATTATCGACATCGGCATGCGCATGCTAGTCCCCCGGGAACTCTACCGCGCGCAAGGTTTTCCGGACGATTACATCATCGATCATGTGCTCGAGAGCGGACGCCGTGTTCCGCTCACCGTGACGGACCAGGTGAAGTTCGTCGGCAATTCCGTGAGCCCCTACAACGCCTGCGCACTGGTCGCAGCGAACCACCAGCAACAGAAGCGAATAGCTGCATAAAGGGGGAACATGTGGGCCGCTGCAAATCCAATCCGAAGTACAACGTGTTTTCCTTCCGCGCCGATGACGAGCTGGCGGCGGCGATCCGCAAGGCGGCAGAGCCCTACCCTTCCATTGGCGACTTTCTTGCTGAGGCGGCCGAGGTCAAGGCCATGAACGAAACTGTACGGGTGCAGGTGTTCGACCAGCTGCCCGTCAACCGCTGATCTGGAGGAACGATGCTGAACGACAGGTACTGCCCTTGTGGGTGCAAGCTGGAACGAAAGAAGAACGAAAGCCCCGCCAACTTCTCGCGGAGGCAATACTGCAATCTCAAGTGCCGCACCAGGTACTACAAGCCGAAGCAGGTGAAGAAGGCCTTCGGCCTCGCTGTCCCGCAGGACAAGACCACGCGCCGTACTGGACTCGGCATGATGTCGTTTCTTTACGGGAGGCCGGTATGAAGATCGAGGGGGCAATTATTGGAGTTGGTCTGCTGATTCTGGCGCGTATCCCGCGCGGGTTGGCGGTACCGGAGTCCGCGGTCGATGACAACTATGACGCTGCGCTGCAGGAGTTCACGGATGATATCAAGGTCACCCTTGGCATCGAGAAGTTCGAGCCGCCTATGGACTTTCGCCAGCGTACCGTCGATCACGTGAAGTGGTATCTGGAGACAAAGAGGCATCTGGCATGAGCGTGCAGCCGATTTACCAGGAGCCGGGCAGCTTCGCATGTCTCGGGTGCGTCGCGGCCATGGTCGTAGGTGACCCGGACCTGGCGCGCGTTGCTGCCCATGTGGGGCATGACGGGACGGAACGCCCTTTCAGGATGGTGGAAATCGCAGGTTTTCTAGCATCGAACAGCATCCTGCTGGGGGCTTACGCGGAAACCCCTGAAGTGTTTTGTGGAAAGATCAGCATTTCGTGGCCGCGTCAGTTCCGGTCCCTGCTGATTGTGCGCAGTAAGAGCGGGCAAGGGCACCATGCTGTGCTTTGGACGGGAAGCGAAGTCGTTGATCCGGAACCGGCGAACAAAGGGCGGAAGCTGAAGGACTACGTGGTCTTGGAGTGGTGGCCGCTCATTTTTGTGGATTGAACTGGAGGCAGCATGGCAAGTTACAGCACGGCAAATGTGAAGGGAAAGACACGCTACAGGGTGCGGGTGAGGTTAAACGGCCACAATGCCTCGTCCACACACCGCAGCCGCAAGGAAGCGGAACGGTGGGCGGTGAAGGAGGAGCGCCGTGCGCTGCTCTCCAAGCTGAGCCCGGAGGCGCGGGCGGGCAGCCGCACCATGGGTGAACTCATCGACAAGTACCTGAAGGAGGTCCTACCGCACAAAGCCCGCAATACGCAGCTCACGCAGACGCGGCAGCTCGCCTTCTGGCGCGGGCTCTTCGAGAAGATGACCATCGCCGAGGTCCGCACGCCGCACATTGCCCAAGCCAAAGAGATCCTACAGCCGCGCGGCAACTCGACCATCAACGCCTACCTCTCCGCCCTTGCCCACGTCTACACCATGGCGATCAAAGAGTGGGAGTGGTGTGAGCTGAACCCGGTGAAAAACGTTTGGCGTCTGCCACAGCCGAAGGCGCGCACCAGGTTCCTCTCCGCTGCGGAAAGGGCCCGGGTGCTTTTTTACTGTCGGGTGTCCTCTTGCCCCTCGCTCTACCCGATCGTGGTGGTTACCTTGTCGACCGGCCCGCGCAAGTCCGAGATCCGGACCATGCGCTTTTCCGACTACAACCCGCAGCTGCACGAGGTATACCTCGAGGAAACCAAGAACGGGGAGCGCCGGCGCGTGCCGCTCTTCGGTCTGGCGCGGGAGCTGATGGCCGAGCTGTACGCCAACCGAAAGCCCGGCCAGATTTACTTTTTCCCTTCTCCCTACGATCCGCGCCGCCCCATCGACTTCCGTTATTCCTGGGAGAAAGCCCTTGAACAGGCGCAGATCGAGAACTTCTGTTTCCATGATCTTCGGCACTCAGCCGCCAGCTACCTCGCCTGGCAGGGAGCCACCCTGCAGGACATCCAGGAGGTGCTTGGTCACAAGGACATCGGCACCACCAGGAAGTACACGCACCTTACCCGCAGTCGTACCGACGCGTTGCTGCGCAACATGAACAATGCCTACCTGTAATGATCCGGAGGGGATGATGAAGAGGAATTCCGCTGAAGCGCTTGATCGGATGTTTGGCCGCCTGGTGCGCGAGCTAGGCGCGGTTGACGCCGAGAAGGTGGTGACCGTGATAGCGGAGGAGATCGGAGGGTGTCGGCTCGTGTTTCCGGATCTTCCCGCTATCAACCGCATGGTGCGCAACGAACAGATACGTGTGAGGTTTACCGGCTCGAACCACCAGGAACTCGCCATGCGGTACCACAAGCACCCGCGACAGATACGACGCATAATTTCCGGTTTTTGTACGTCCAACGTACAAAAGGGCACCGAATGACGGTAGAAGAGTTGAGACAAGCCCGCATCGAGCTGGGGTTCAACAAGACCCAAATGGCGAAGCGGCTCAAGACGCCGCGTCCCACCTACCGTGATTGGGAGGCCGGGATAAACCCGATACCTGGGGTGTGCGATGTGGCGGTAGAGGGTTTGCTTTACCGAGATCGGGTATTCATGGACCGCATAAAAAATCGCTGCACTGATAAAAAGTGACATGATATGGCAAAACGTGTTCACAAAATATGTTAAGACCGCTCCCATGTTGTTGAACGCTGGCCCGGTTGGTGGTTCCCTCCTGTCCACCGCCGGGCCAGCAAGGGGAGGGTAGCAATGGCTGTGACCGGCGGCGAAATCGTCAAGACCTTGAGTGCAATGAAGTCGACCCGCCAGGTGATCGACGCCCACCGCCGTGAATGCTTCCTCTACACCCACCCTCTGCGTGGTATCCAGTTCAACCAGTCCGTCAACACAAACCCCGATTCCCTCGTACAGCAAGCCACCGCGGCCCAGGCCAACATCTACGACTCCACCGCAGGCGACGCCACGGTGATGCTTGCCAGCGCCCTGGTCTCCGGCATGACTCCGGCGAACGCCAAATGGGCCGGTATGGAGGTCCAAGGGGACGACGAGGGGAACCGCTGGCTGGACAAGGTGACAACCCACCTGCACAAGAACATCCACAGCTCCAACTTCGACGCGCCGATCTTCGAGGGTAACCTCGACATGGCGGTTTCCGGGATGTATGCCCTGCTCACCGAGCCGGGCGAAGAGACCGAGTACCACTTCGAACTGCTGGATCTGGCTAACTGCTACTTCGCATCCAGTAAACGCGGCGGGCTCATCGATACCATGTACATGGAGTTCACCCTCACGGCGGAACAGGCACTCAAGGAGTACAGCTTGGAGAACCTGCCGGAACGTGTGAAGAAAGCGATCGATGGAAACAATCTGCAGCAGCGTTTCGTGTTCGTGCAGGCGATCTTCCCCAAGCGCTTCGACCAGGGCGAGAGAGCTAAGCGCAAGGACAAGCTTTTGCCCTTCGCCTCGATGCATGTGGAGCAGTCCAGCAAGATGGTGGTCCGCGAGAAGGGGTACCACGAGTTCCCGGTTTCGGTGCCTCGCTGGCTGAAACTTCCCAACAGCGTGTACGCGCAGGGGCCGGTCTCGGTCGCCCTGCCCGACATCAAGACGGTTAACGACGCCAAGAAGAAGGTGCTGGACAACGCGGATATGGCAATCGCCGGGATGTACAAGGCGAAGGACGACGGGGTGCTGAATCCCAAGACCGTGCGCATCGGCCCGCGCCGCATCATCTTCATGAGCGACATGGACAACTTCCAGCCGGTGGCACCGGCGGGCAAGTTCGACATATCGCAGCTGGTGATAGCCGACCTGCAGCGCGCGATCCGGCGCACCCTCTTTGCCGACATGCTTGAATCCTTCACCAGCGACTCCACCAAGACCGCGACCGAATGGCACTACCGCGCCAATATGATCCGTCAGCTGCTCGGGCCCACCTACGGACGCCTGCAGTCCGAATCGCTCGGGCCTCTGCTGTTCCGCTGCTTCGGTATTTCCATGCGCAAGTGGCTTAACGAAGGCTACCCCGAGGATGTAGGCCCGATGCCCGAAAGCCTCAAGAAGAAGAACGTGGCTATCGCCTATGTCAGTCCGCTGGCCCGCGCACAGAAGATGGAAGACGTGGCGGCCATGGACCGTTACGAGGAGGATCTGCTCAGAACCACGCAGGCGGTACAAGACACGAAACTGCTGGACCTGTACGACTGGGATGCCGCGAAGCGCAAAAAGGCAGAACTGCTGGGCGTGCCCGGCGTGCTGATCTTCGACGTGAAAACGGTGGAGAAACGCAGGAAGATCCGAGAGGACGCCATGGTGAAGGCGCAGCAGGAAGCCGCTCAAGCCAAGGCCGCGCAGCAGGGACAGCAGGGCGGAGGCATGGAAGCCATGCCCATGATGGGGGGCATGAATGCCGCGTGATCAGCTACAGGTACCTGACGAGATTTACCGACGGGTGTTCCAGGAAGATGCCGATGGGCAAATGATCCTGGACGAGCTGGCCCGCATCTTTTACGACGTGCCCTGCTACGTGCCGGGCAAAACAGCAGAAGAGGCAATACACATAGACGGCGGGCGCAGGGTGATCATGTATATCCTTGGTCGCGCCGGAATCTCAGTCCAAGGAGGGTAGCAGATGGGAGCTGAAAAAAGGTTTGAAACGCGCAGGACCTTCATTGAAGGCGAGGGGCACCTGGTGGAAGAAGTGGAGATCGGGACCGCAGTAGAAAATTCCGGCGCCGCGTCGGTCGTTACCGAGGTGCGGACGCTTTCCGCCGCGGACGTTTCCGTGGAGCTTGCCCGTCAGGTGTGCGAACAGGCCGGTATGGTGGTGGTGCCCGCGAGCTTCCTTAACCCGGAGCAGCTCGAGGAGCTGAACATTACCGTTCCCGGTCCCGGCACGTCTTCCAGCTCGCCGGACACCGCGAAGCAGTCCGACACGCCCGCTGTAAGGTCGGGCAAACTGACCGCTGAACAGACCATCGCTCTGGTGGAGAAGGCCGAGAGTTTCGACAAGCTCAACGCGCTCATGGCTGACGAGACCCGCAAGACTGTGATCATGGCCGCCGAGAAGCGCGCCGAAGAGCTGAAGGCCCAGGGGGCGCAATGATCAGGCGCCATCTTTTCCTCTATCACGATCCGCTGGCCGGTGATGATGCCGGTGATGGGACGGACGGGGCCGCAGCCGGCGGCGATCAGGGCGGCGCAGGTGACCAGGGCGCGGCTGGGGGCGATCAGACCATACTCGGCGGGGACGGCGACGAAGGCGCGCCGGAGATCCCCGAGAAGTTCCTCGTCAAGGGGCAGGACGGGACGCCCGACTACAAGGCGATCTTCGGCAAGATGGCTCCTTCCTACACCGAGCTCGAAAAACGGCTTGGCTCCATAGGGATGCCGCCGAAGTCCGCGGAGGAGTACAAGCTCGAAAAGTACCTGCCTGACACGCATCAGGAGAACACGGAGGCCATGAAGCCGATCCTCGCCAAGTTCCACGAGGCGGGGCTCACCAATAAGCAGGTTCAGTCGGTGATGAATCTTTTCGGCGAGCAGCTGGCAGTGGCCACGGCCAGCGAGAAGGCAAGCCACGAAGCGGGTATCACGAAGCTGAAGGAAACGTGGGGGGACGCCTTCGCGCAAAATCTCACCCACGCCAAGGCCGCGATTTCCGTTTATGGTACGCCAGAAGAGCGCCAGCTCCTCACCAGCCCGAAATACGGCAACGACCCGGTGCTGCTCCAGTTTCTCGCCAAGATCGGCGCGGATCTCGGAGAGGACCGCCTCCCCAACGACCTGCAAGGGGGAGCCGGTGTCGACATCGAGGCTTTAAGGAGATCTGAGGCGTACCTGAACAGCGCCCACCCCGACCACAAGGCCACCGTCGCCAAGGTGAACGCTGCATACAGGGGAGGCTACAAGTCCAAAGCCGCATGACAGTCGGGAAAGACCGGCAGACATAGCAGACAAGGCTTCCAGCCCCTGCGCCAAAATGCAGTACAGGCCCGCCATGGCGGACAACCTGAATCGGCCCGTAACTGAAGTTTTCAACCAACCGACTTAAGGAGTCCGCCATGCGTCATCTCTACCATCGTTTCATCGTTTTCCTCATCCTGATGTTCACCTGGTTCAAGTCCCTCTTCATTCCCGCTTCTGCCAGTCGTCGCTTCTACTGCGATCCCTGCGCGGGTGACGAAAACACCATCAACCACTTCGTCAACAAGTTCGACGACGACCTGAAGCTGCTCTACCAGCAGAAGCAGTCCCGCCTGGAGACCCGCGTCACCGCTGACTACTCCGTTGTCGGCATGTCCAAAAGCTTCGACACCCTGGGCCAGAGCGAGATGAACCTCGTCACCGGGCAGAACCAGGATCACCAGAGCGCCAACCTCGCCGCCGGCCGCCGCTGGATCGACCTCGCGGATTACGACTGGCACGACTTCGTGAACAGCTTCGATAAGCTGAAGGTCCTCGAGGACCCCACCAACAAGTACACCCAGGCGGCTCTCGCGGCCGCGAACCGCACCAAGGACCGTCTCATCGTCAACGCCCTGGGCGCGAACGCACGCCAGACCACCGGCGCGGGCAACTCCGTGGTAACCACCTATGAGGCGTTGCCCGCCGCTCAGAAGGTGCTCCACGCCGGGACCAACATCACCATGGCCAAGGTCCGCACGGCGATCGAGATCCTGAACGCTGCGGAGGCGGGCAGCATCGAGGAGGGGGGCGAACGCACCTTCGTCTACACCGCGAGCCAGCTCACCGTGCTCATGGCCGATACCACCGTGACCAGCGCGGATTACAACACCCTGCGCGCCCTTCAGAACTTCCAGGTGGACCAGTTCCTCGGCATGAAGTGGGTCCGGCTCGAACTGCTGCCGAAGAGCGCGACCAACGTGCGTTCCTGCTACATCTTCACCAAGGACGCCGTTGGTCTCGGCATCGGCGAGGACATCAAGACCGACATCAGCCAGCGCAAGGACAAGCGCGGCATGCCGTGGCAGGTGTACGCCATGCTCTCCGGCGGCGCGGTTCGCGGGCAGGACAAGGGCGTGGTCGAGATCCAGTGCCAGGAATAATGGCCGCCTGAACGGTAACGTAACTCATACTTTCAAAGGAGTACCAACGATGAAAAATTTCTTTCTGAATCTGGCCCTGATGATCAAGGGGCTTTTCGCTTCCGCCGCACATTCCATGTACCCCGATCCCCAGGCAGGCGCCGACGTGTACGCCGACACCTACACCAGCCTCTACGTCAACGCGCCACCGACCAAGGTCGGAGGCAAGCAGCTGGCAGGCAGGGTGCGCATCCTGCGCGCGACCTACACCCAGGGGGCGGCGGACGGCGCCATCGGCGACAAGGTGTATTTCGGCAAACTCCCGGCCGGGGCTTCCCCCCTCCCCTTCGGCAAAACCTACTTCTCGGCGGGCAACGCCGGTGCAACCATGAAGATCGGCGTTACCGGCAACGATGATTGCTTCCTCGCGGCAACCTCCATAGCGGCTCTCGGTTCGGCTGTCCTCGAGGCCGAATTCGCGGGTGGCACCAACCTGGACCAGGCGGCTGAAATCGATGTCTTCGGCACCAACGCCGTGGCGGCCATCAAAGCGGGCCAGAAGATCACCGTCTGGATCCCCTACGTGATGAACGACTAGACCCATCCGGGGGAGGGGCAACCCTCCCCCCTTCTTTTGACCAGAGGCACACATGAACAGCAAGGTCCAGATCATCAACGAGGCACTGGTACAGCTCGGGCAAAGCCCCATCGCAGACCTGACCGATGGCGGGGTGTACGGCACCGTGGCCGCCACCTTCTGGCAAGGGTGCTTGTCCGCGGTACTGCGCGGCCATCCCTGGAACTTCGCCAGCCGCCGTCAGGTGCTGCCCAGGCTTACCGATGTCCCGGCTTTCGGGTTCGCCTCAGCCTTCGTTCTTCCTGCGGACTGCGTGCGTGTGCTCGAAATCGGCACCAGCAACTACAAGCTCGAGGGGCGGCAGATCCTGTGCGACGAGTCGAGCCTCACCATCCGCTACATCAGCGATGCCGTGAACATCACCGAGTGGGATGCGCTTTTTTGTAGCGCCCTAAGCCTCTACCTGGCCTGGCGCATGGCCTACCCCATCACCAAGAGCGGGGAGGTCCGCGAATCGTGCTGGCAGTCCTATGTCCAGCTGCTGATGCAAGCCCGCTCCGTCGACGCGCAGGAGGAACCGGCTGACGACTTCGGCGAATCCTCGCTGATCAGCGTGAGAGGGTAACGTATGGGCAAGATCAAAACCCTGCAGTCCAGCTTGAACGGCGGCGAGCTCACCCCGAAGCTTGCCGGACGTCCTGAGCTTCCCCGCTACCAGAACGGGCTTGAATGGTGTGAGGGGTTCATACCCTTTGTCTTGGGTGGGGCGATCTCACGCCCGGGTACACGCTTCGTCGCTCAGGCGGCACTCGGTGCGAACGGAAAAAACAAGCTCGACGTTTACACAGGGTTGGACGATGCGGAAAATTTCCGTGGGTACTGCCTCGAGTCCAATAGCACCCAGGTGCGCGCCTTCAAGGGGTACGCCGTCGCGGACACCTTCGCCAACCTCAATACGGCGCAGTTCGACCAGAAGCACACAGCCCAGTTCGAGGAATACCTCTATGCGGTGAGCGGTGAGGAACCGCCCACCCGCAGCAAGAAAAATACGGACGGTGATTGGTTCATGGAGGCCGTCCCCTTCATCAAGCAACCCTACTTGCGCCCCGCCGGGACCGAGGAAATCACCATCACGCCGTCAGCCACCAGTGGGGCTATCACCCTGCTTGCGAGTGCCGCCTTATTCGTCGCCGGGCACGTGGGGCTGCACTTCATCGTCAACAGCGGCCTGGTGAAAATCACCGCCGTCACCGACAGCACCCATGCCAACGCCACGGTGATCGAGGCCATCGTGGATCCGGCCGGGGTGGACAGTAAAACGGTGCGTTTCAACATCAGTTACACCCCGCCTGTATCTCCTGCCGCCTTCGAAATTGACTGCACTGCGGTGGCGTCGTACACCGCCGACACCCTAACTTCGACCATTCCCAACTCACCACCGGAAGGAGTGATCGTCGTAGCCTACAACTCCACGGTTCAGCTCACCGGAACCACAGCGGACAAGGACTGGAAGGAGCAGGCATGGTCGAACCTGCGCGGCTGGCCGGTAGGGGTCACCTTCTTCGAACAGCGCATGATCCTCGCAGGCACCAGGAGCTACCCCACCACGGTGTGGGGCTCCAAGAGCGGGCAGCCCCTGGATTTCACCATCGGCACCGATGACGATTCCGCATTCGCCTGGAAGCTAGCCAGCGCCGATACGCCCATCCGCAGTATTTTCGCCGATGACAAGATCTACGTGTTCACCGCGACCAAGGTGATCAGCCTCGACTCCGGCAACGAGAAGCCGTTGAGTCCCACGAACTTCAAGATCAAGACACGCGCGACACAAGGTGCTTCCCACATGGCTGCCGTCAAGAGCGGCGCGGATCTCATCTTCTCCTCAGTCAGCTACAACCGGCTGTACAGCCTGCTCTACCGTCTGACCGAAGACAGATTCGTCGCGAGCGATGTGACACTTTACGGCGAGCACTTGGTGCGCGAGGGCGGCGGGGTTGTCCAGGTTGCCGTCACACGGGAGCCGCACCCCGTCATTTGGTGCCTGACCGCTTCCGGCACCATAGTCACACTCACCTATGACGCCGAACAGCAGGTTGCCGCCTGGGCTCGTCAGCCGCTGGACGGTGTGGTGATCAACATGATCTCGGCGCCGGACGATGCGGGGAATGACCAAGTATGGTTCACCGTGCTGCGCAACGGACAAACAAATGTCGAGGCGTTCGACTGGGCCCTGCAGACGGACAGCGCCGTGATCGGTAGCGATGCTGTCGGTAAAACTGAATGGTCCGGAATTGGCCACCTGGAGGGGAAAACTGTCGTGGCCGTCGCCGATGGCTACGTTGTGCAGAACCTCGTGGTCCAGGGCGGCAAGGTGACGCTCCCCTTCCCTGCCAAGAACGTGGAAGTCGGCCT